GTCATCAACTGGATCTCCGTCGAGCACAGACTTAACCGTACGAGCGCAGAGTTTTATAAGGTCTAGACCATTTTCTTTTACTGTTACAGATTTTAAAATTTCTTCGGGATCACCAGCCTCTCCTTTCTTTATCTTTGGTTCGGTTAAATAAACTTTATAAGCCTCGTCAATTTTGTGAGCTGGGATGAATTTATCTGTCTTCAGTAAAATTCCATCTGGGCTAGTTGTACCATAAAAAAGATTAGGACACTGCGTGGCCCTTATGTCTGAACCAGGGATAGACTTGCAGATTTGACGAGTAAACCATTGGTAGAACTCGCCATCAATAATTTCTTTTTCTAGTCCAAAAACTAATCTAAATCTGGGCCACTCTGGTGTTGAACTAGGTGAAGCATAAGCAAAGCTGAGATATTTCTTAGATATATCGAGTTCAAGTGCTTGATCAAATGTAAGTTCTTGTTTTTGAATTTTGTTTCCGTACTCATCTTTTCCGTCAGCTTGATTATCGATGTCGATAATAATAAGTCCAGCTTTAATCAGTCCAGTGTTGTTACTTACCCTTTTACCGTCGACAAGATGCCAAGCACATAATCCGCATTTAAGTGCTGCAAATTCAGCTAATTCATCGACGGTTAATTCTGAAGATTGCCAATTTTGATTAAAAGAAGTGAAATTACCACCTGCTGTGATCTTACCTGTCTTACTATCGACATACTCTGCGACTACTGAATTGATCGAGCAGATAAACTTCATGGGACTCACAGAGTGACTTCTATTATGGGCCAAAAGCCCAAAAGCGCTACGGCTAGAAAGTTAAGAGTTTATTCTTTACTTGCTCTTAACAGGAGCCGGAAGCTCGTCGTAATATTTTCGCACTAAATTGAACCAAGCGGCTTCATCTTTAGCAATTTCATTTTCGCCAAAAGTGAATACTTGAGTGTCAAAATTTTCGACCGCCGTGGTTACAACAATCTGAGTTTTAGCAATTTTAATTCCTAGGCAGGCTTCGGCTGCGATCTTGTAAGCAGCTAGCTGTAAACGTGTCTTCTTTGTTTTAAATGCTCCAGAAATTAAAGCTTTTCTTGTTTTGTCGTCGATGTTCGCGTTCTTCGTTGGAAAGCGTGACGCATAAGGACCGTTAGAAGTTTTAAAGTCTGCAAGAATAATTTCAGCGTTCTTATCCATATAAATAAGGTCGCAACATCCCGCGTAACCTTGACCTGTCAAAGAGTCATAATAGTAGATTCGACCAACTCCGTCGTTTCCTACATACTTTGACCACCGTGGTTGATTAAAAGGACGCTCCGACCAAAGCACTCTTCCGCCATCTAATAACTCGTCTAAGCGTCCGGGTACTCCATTCCAGTAAGGCGCATATTTTTCCGGCGGGACTACTTTTAATCCACGTAAGTAATTTTCTACGCTGTTATGTATCCATGATCCTCTTTCCGCCGCCGCATCTGATGCACCAGGATTTAGATCATTCCATCGAGCTAGCTTTCTTCGTTGCTCTTCTGATTGAGTCGCAGTTAGGATTGACGTTACAGAAGGCAACGCTACGGGGACTCCATCACATAGGTAATGACGAAGTCCATTGATAGTTACACGTGTATCAGACACTTTTAAAACATATATTGTTTAGTTTAGAACGAATTTACTAGATCATCTGAATCGCTTTCGTTATCTCCTTCATCTTCATCGTCAATAAAAAATTCTTGCATTTGATAGAGATAAGCTTTATTCCTTTGCTCTAGTTCTCCTAGTAAGCAAAGACCCGCAGAGAATGACTCAGCTACTATCTCTGCGCATGTTTCAGCGTCACGAGGATTGCCATGATGGTCTACGCATTCAGTCAACAATTGTTGACTGATGATTAACGCCGCCAGTCTGTCAAGTTTGGAGTTTTGCTGTAACTGAAGTTCGATTGTTTTCTCCAGAAGTTTTTGCAGTTTGGAGGCCACGACTTAACAGGAGAGCTTAGGTCGGTCCCAGTTTATATCGAAATCAATTTTTGTCTCTTGTAAGGTTGTTTTTTCTTTGGAGAAAATAAACCACGCAGAAGTCACAGAGTCTTTTAGTTTTCTACTATCCGCACGAAATGATGGTCTCGGTGATAAGATGATTATGTTTTTTAAGGTTTGTGATTCAAGTATCGCTGATCGTTGCCGCGTGGGCTCTAGAAAAGTAATCCTATCAAGGATGCAAACTCCTTTTTTTGCCACCGATAAACCACAATCTGTTACCCATTCTGTTTTATCTTTTAGTCCTTGAGTGATTCCCACTACCCAATCTATTTCTGAATGATTCTTCCAGAAGTCGTAATCGACAATCTGATCTAGAGTGCTTGTGTACACCTCTTTAGTTTCGATCTTGTTTATCTGATTAGTTAGCTCTCTTTCGCTGTCGTTAACAACGAGGATCGATCCGCTGATCAGGTTACGGTTCGCTACTGGAGAGAAAATATTTTTTGGGACTTTGTAGAACATGGATGCAGATAAAATTTTGGAAAAGCTCCAGGGTTACTTGTCTTTAGAGCAAAAGTTTCTTCATCAACGGTTTAAAGCAGAAGCAGAGAAACTTGACAAGGAGCAGTTAGTTGAAATTGTAGACATAGTTCACTCTAATTACTTGATTCGAAATAAAATGTTTAAAAATTTGGTCAAGCACTGCACCAAACAAGGTATCTCTTTGCCACCGATAAACGAATTATGGGAATAAAAAAAGGCCACCCTTTTGGGCGACCTTGTTGAGCAGGGTTTGCCCTTCCTTTAGAAGTCTAACCCAGCATCTTTTAAGGCTTTCTTTTGCTCCTCGCTCAGCTCTTTTGATTTAGCTGCCTTAGGTGCCGGTGGCTCAGCATCTTTCTTAGAGACCGCCCCAGGATCCCCGGCGCCTGCCGGGAGCGCTGATAAGCCTCCAGCCTGGCCTTCCAGATGCTTTGGATTGGCCTCAATAAAAGCCTCTTTGAGAGCACCGTGGTCTGATCCAAGAGGTAACTCAACCAGATTAGAGCCGGAGATATGGCTACGAAGTGCAGCAGATACCAGCTCTCCTCCATCTGTTTCAAGCCAGTTGCTGATATCTTCGATAAGTTTAGTCTCTTCTTCACCATTAGCAGGACGGTCTTTGAACTCTAAAGCATTAAAATTAATCTTGGCTCCGTCCGCACCTGTAATCGGGTCGCGTTCGTTGAAGCTTCGAGTTACAAACTTTGTACTCGTGACCACTTCCGCGACGTTAATCCTGTTGTTGTAGAGCGTCTGAAAATAGGAGATAAAGTTTTTCTGAGAACTTTTTCCACTAATGATGCTGGTAGATACACAACGAGGAGGAAGCAACCTGTGAGAAGGAGAAACCCCAATATAAGCAATGCGGATAAACTCTTCATGATTCCGCATCCCCAAGTTGCCAAAGAACGGCGTGAAACCGAGAAGTATAAACTCGATCGGGATACCATTATCGTTCGAGTCTGTAATCGCGGAATCCGGATCAGTATCCGATTTCCAACGACGTGCTTGAAGATCGATTCGTAGACAGTGCGGCGGTACTTGACAGAGAATTTCATCCGCAGCAAATTTTCCGGCGATAAAAACCATGAGTCAGATAAGCAAGAGATCAGAGAGAGAAATCGACTGAACCAACAGCGGCAGGAGAGATACGTCCTTTTTCAGGATCGGCAGCTTTTTTAGGAGCTTGCTTCGACATCTTAGGTAGGTAAAGAATTTTGTCCACCTTGTAATTCAGATAATTTTTTTCGTCCTTTTCACTCGTGGACACACTACCTACAGCAATAGTTGGTGTCCCAGGCGCAAGCTCAGCGAGTTGCTTAGATAACTCACCCCAGCAGCTCAACTTGAACCATTGAGTTTCCTGTCCTTCGTCCTGCCAAGCAAGTGAGCGGTTTGTCACCGTTGTGTCGGTCAACTCAACTTCTTCAGCTTTTGGCCCGAGTCCGCCACAAGCCATAAAAGTGTTGATGGCTAGAAGATCGGTAAAGTTGTCTTTAGTGACTATGAGCATGGGCTGCATTTGAAGAACGCCATCCGGCGTGGATTTAGTTGGACCGATCGCCAACACTTCTTCATTTGCTTCAAGTTGATCGAGAAGCTTACCTACGTAGTGGTCTGACTTCTGGATCAATTGGACTTTGGTTGAGATTCGCCTATCGCTAGAAGGAAGCGCTTGAGCAATTACGTTGCATTTGCCCTCGTTATGTTGAGCTGTGTCTGTTACTTTCAGACCCAGAATGAAGATGTTCATTGTTTAAGGTTCGGTAAATGGTTGATCGATGGACGTTTAATGCTTCGGCAATCTGCTGAGCGCTGACGCCTTGGCTTGCGAAGGCTAGCATCATTTTCTTGTCTCCGCACGTAAGCCGGGATGCCCTGGTCTTTGCGTACGAGAAATGATAAGGATTTACACATTTTTTATTTTTGCATACCATCTTCACAAAATTATCTCTATTCATGTCCATGTAATCTAGAATCAACGGACGGATATAAAATCTTTTTTTGAATAAATAAATTACTGGAGATCCGTTTGTATAGGAGCTGCTCCAATTAAAGCATTCCTTATGGTTAAAGTCGCTAAAAGCTAATCTTTTCAAGAGTTCACAGAATGTATCTTCCTTTTTATTTTTATCTTGATAGCTAAGGCTGACTCTATCCACGCAAAGTGCGCGACTTATATCCAACGCCTGAGCCTGCGCGTGGTTATTGTCGTAAGCTTTTATCGCTACTGTTTTTTTATCCTTGTCTTTAAATATTTCTAAAATATAATCTTTTGTCTCTTTCTCCATAGAAAAGTTAAGTCTACAGACCCAGCAGTTCGCGAGCCGCAGGTCCGATTTGACCACCCGGAGCCCGCTTAGCTAGTTCACGCATTTGCTCCGTGGTCGCCCCTTGAGCCATTAGAGACTTGACATCTTCCATACCAAAGCCAGCTTGACCTGCGGCTCCGTAATCAAAATTTTCCAACGTAGCGTTTAAGAATTGCTGAGCTGAAGGAGTGTAATCTAATTGCCTTGCAGCTTCTGGTCCTACTTTAGGTGCTTGAGCCGCTAGTGTTTTCATGGTTTCCTGCGGCACACCTTTTTCTCGTAAAGCTTCGACGTCTTTCATTCCAAAACCACTCTGACCGTACTCGGTATAGTCGAACACACCCGGCGTGGTGCTCACATATCCTTCAATGCCTAATTGTTTTTGAGCCTCAGGTCCGATGTTATAGAGGCTGCTTTTGTTAGCTGTTACCCAATCTTTTATACTTTCTGGGTCATATCCTGCTGCTACTGCTACGTTGTAATCTTTCATTCCAAATCCTTGTTGGCCGATATCTCGGATCGAGACTTCCCCTACTTCTCCTTCAAATTTTTTAAGTTCTGGTTTAGTCTCCTCAGTTTCAACTTTTACGCTTTCTCCTACAGGGGCACCTAAGTTAAGAATATCTCTCACCTGATTAGCAGAGCCTGAATACTCTACGCTAGGTAGCGCTCCGCGCTGAAAACCTAATGCTTGACCCCTTCCCTTTGCTGTGAACCTAGCTTCTAGAGGTTCTTTTTGCTGAGGGTAGAAGAAATTTAAGTTAGCAGCTCCTTCCGTCTCTGCTTCTTTCAGCAATTCTTGCAGGTCTTGCGTCGTGAGTTTTAAGCGGGACCCAGCTAAGGTAACGGGCATTTTTTTTGCTTATCTGTGTTTATAGTCTATCTTAAGATGCCGTAGGTTTAAATCCACCGAATTCAGGTACTCCTTTTTTTTCAGTAGCTTTCATTGGCTTAAATCCAGCAAAAATAGCAGGAGTCCTAAAACCCTGCATAGTTTTAGCTTCTTGTTTTTCCAGACCTGTTCCAAATTTTTTAGAAAAATCAGATAGTTCTGGAAAATATTTAGTTAGTAGAGAGCTATTGTTTTCTTCTCGCCCATAAAAAGGGCGACTAAAAACATCTCCAGCAAAACGGTTTATCATTGTTAGCTCTGTTTTTTATAATTTTAACCGTTATCGTTTGAAATAAAAAATCTCTTTAAATCAAACCCTGGGCCGACCGTGGACTTAAGAACACGCATTATCCTCTTTGCCTCTTCATGGCAATCAAATATCTTTGCTTGATCTTTTTTAGAGGTCAGCTCTACGATTTTCTTTTTTTCTTTATTTAGAGCGTCTGAAACAAATTCATCACCTTTGATGATGATCCAGACCTCTCTAAAGCGAAGGAGAGGCATACGATCTACCTCGTCACTGGTGAACAAACGCCACGGGTAGTTTACGCTGTTTTTATTTTTACTGCTACTTTTTTTAGCTTTTGTTTGTTTTGATTTAACACTTACTTTAATTTTCTTCTCCTGGACAATTTCTTTTTTTAGTTTTCTAGCTGCGTTGGCGGCAGTCAATGCCGAGGTGTACAGCTCAGATGTAAAGAAAACTCCCTTTTCTATGCGAAAGCATCCCACATAACCACCTTCTGCCTGTGCAGTAAAGATTTCTTTATTGATCGTGGGAACGTCTAAGATCTTCAACTCGTGTGCCGAAACTCGTGCGTAAGAACTTAGCAAATTTTTTTCTATTTGTCCGCCCAACTGTCGCCCATCGACGCATCTGCTTTGACAGGAACCAGCTTTAAAATTTTTTCTGCTGCGGATTTCATACATTGTTCAAGAGCTCCCTTGTAGTGTTTTGCTTTATCTATTTTCGCCTCGATCACGATCTCATCGTGTACACAGGCGAGCAGGTGGCAGTTGATTCCGTCTAAGTGTTCATTGAGGTTGGCCAGGGACAGCTTGAGGATATCGGCACCGGCTCCTTGAATCAAGGTATTCGCGGCTACCATGAACGATGCGTCATCGTATGACAACAAACGCCTACGACCTATGGGTGTTCTGACGTAGCACCATCCGTCAGCAACCAATGCAGCGCGTTCCTTGTGCCATTCACGCAGCCTTGGATATGCCCTGTGGAACGCAGAGTGAGCCAGCTTGGCTTCCGACAGCGTCAGCACCTTGCCGCTCTGAGCAGCGTAGGTCTTGTACTTGCGGAAGCCCATGCCGTACAGCAGAGCAAAATTAAGTGTCTTACCGTCTTGACGCTGGTTCTTTGTTACCTCTTCTAGTGGAATGTTATAGATCAGACTCGCAGTAACTGTATGCAGATCGTGCCCATTCTGGAAAGCTTCAATCATCTGCGGAATGTTTACAAGTTCTGCTCCGAGTCTCAGCTCGATTTGACTGAAGTCACAAACGATGAGTGTGTAACCTTCAGTTGGGACAAAACACTCGCGAAACTCTTTACCTCGAGGTACTTGCTGAATGTTGACACCAAAATCTTTTTTTGTTTTGGATGCCGCAGTGCGTTTTACACCAGAAGATGTGAATCGACCACTATTGGCTCCGTATTGCCTATACCCACTGTGGATCCTATGAGTAACTGGATTAATGTTCTCTATCAGCTTTTCTACATGCTCTAATTTAGTCTCGATTTTTACACGAGATCTATACATATTTAGCGTTTCGTCTTCAGAATTAAATTCGGCTAGAGCTACTTGATTAAGTGTTGGTTTTCCTGTTCTTGGGTCCATTGGAGTAGCAATTCCGATTTCTTGGAAGTGCTTAAGGACTTGAACTCCTGATCCAGGATTGAACTGTTTTTTTGCGTTCTTTCCAATGGCCAAAGTGCCATCGATTTCACGCGGGAGTTTAGATCCATCAGGTAAACGAGAATCAAGCGACTCACAGAATACTTTAGTAGCTTTGTCAAGTTCTTTGTTTATGTGACATTTTAGTGACGTCAGTTTAGTGAGATCTACACCAAATCCTCGGTAGCACATGAGTGCTACTGGTCGGATGCACTTAGCTTCTAGAGTGTAGACCTCAAGCAAGTTTTCTTCAGCAAGTTCTTTAAGCTGGTCGGAGGCAATGTCGGGAAGAATATTAACGTCTTTTGCGGCGTACTCTATCTGAGATTCTGATAATTCTTCTTGGGACCAGTCTGAAGTTTGCTCTTCTTTATCAACTTCTAGTTCCAATCTTCTACTAGCTACAGCTTTAAGAGAATTACTGATGTCCGCGAAGTAAGGTTTATTAGCTTTGGGGCTTACTTTCTTCTCTTTAAACCCCGCACGTAGGCATCTTTCTGCCAACATAGTGTCGAAAACTTTGCCTGTGTAATCGACATTTAGTTTCAACAAAAACTGAAGATCGAAGTTTGCATTA